ACGCATCGCGCGACCTTCGGGAACTAAATCCCCTTTCCAGCTATAAAGCGAAGCCAAACGAATACCTGCTGCTTGTGCAAGTTTTGTTTTTGAACCGAAATACAAAAGAGCGTCAGTTTTAAGCATTTAAAACACCTTTATTGTTAGTTATGACTAACAAAATAGATGTTAACAAAAACATAGTCAATACGATTTAGCATTAGCTAACTATGGAAACAAAAAATTTAACTATCGGCGAACGCATTAGGTATCGTCGGAAAAACCTCAAACACACCCAAAGGTCTCTTGCTAAAGCCCTGAAAATCTCCCATGTGTCTGTATCACAATGGGAACGGGATGATAGTGAACCTACAGGGAAGAACCTTTTTGCCCTCAGCAAAGTATTGCAATGCTCACCAACATGGATTCTATTTGGCGATGAAGACAAGCAACCAACACCACCTGTTGAGAAGCCAGTTGCCTTATCCCCCAAAGAACTAGAGCTCCTTGAGCTGTTTAATGCACTGCCAGAATCAGAGCAGGATACCCAGCTCGCCGAAATGCGAGCTCGAGTAAAAAACTTCAATAAACTCTTTGAAGAATTACTAAAAGCCCGTCAGCGGACAAATAAAAGATAACATCATCAATGAGTTATCTTTTACCACATCAATCATGTTAGCCATAACATACAAAATCACTTGACCTATATGTTAGCCATGGCTAATCTTATTTGCATCAACACACCGCACGGTGTTCTCAGCAAACAGTTCCGCTACCCCAGCGTTAAGGGGAAATGAGGTCAGCATGGATACTATCGATCTTGGCAACAACGAATCTCTGGTGTACGGCGTGTTCCCCAACCATGACGGAACGTTCACCGCGATGACGTATACCAAAAGCAAAACGTTTAAAACCGAAACTGGCGCACGTCGCTGGCTGGAAAGAAATTCAGGTGAGTGATATGGATTTCGACGCAATCATGAAAAAGGCTTACGAAGAATACTTCGAAGGCCTTGCCGAAGGCGAAGAAGCTCTCAGCTTCGGTGAGTTTAAACAGGCGCTTTCCAGTTCGACAAAATCTATCGACTAACGGGGTTAAAGATGGAATTTAAAGATTTACCTCCAGACACTCAGAAAATCGCCGCAGAAACACTGAAATCTCTCATTTTGAACGGGGAGACAGAAAAGGTAGAGCCAGCTAAAAAACTGGCTCAAGAAATCAGAGAAGCCTTTATTGCTCTTTATCAGTCTTCTCCATAGCGGCTTGTTTTTCTTCTTTTAATATATTGCGAATTGTAATAACTGAATTAGCCGCCTCTGAAGGGGATGACATTTTGCCAGCCCGAATTAACTCAACTGTTAAGTTCAAAGCTGCAACAGATGGATAGGTAAATGGGTTAATTAACTTGTCTGACATTTTATCCTCCATTGAGGTTCTGGGTTAAAAATGGAGACCAACACGCTGCCACATGTGGTCGTGCGCCGGACACGGATAAGAATCCGGCACTGACAGTTTACTGAAAGGATATATCCCTGAAAAATCAGGGCATAACGCGAAAGCGCACGGCGAAGTTCGTCTCACTGTACGGTGTCGTTAAATTTAATTCGACCGTGCGCTTCCGGTTGTGGCACTCCGCGAAATGGCGCGGCGGTACGTATGGCGGGGTTATTCCTTCCCCCTGTTGAGGACACCGGGTTGTCAGGTTGACCATACGCCTGAGTGACAACCCCGCTGCAACAACCCATGTTGATTACCTTTTGGCGGCATCAGTTTCATTGCTGGCTGATGTCCGTCCTTTTTAAAGTGAATTTTGTGATGCGGTGAATGCGGCTCAGCGCACGCGGAACAGTTAAAAAGGCCAGTTGACTTCCGTATTGGTTCTTATGGGTGGGTTCTCTGTATCCGGCGTTAATTGTTAACTGGTTAACGTCACCCGGAGGCACCAGGCACCGCATCACAAAATTCATTGTTGAGGACGCGATAATGGAAACGTTATTACCAAACGTCAATACGTCTGAAGGTTGTTTTGAAATTGGTGTCAGAATCAGTAACCCTGTATTTACTGAAGATGCCATTAATAAGAGAAAACACGAACGGGAGCTATTAAATCAAATATGCATTGTTTCAATGCTGGCCCGTTTACGCCTGATGCAAAAAGGACGCTGACAATGAATACAGCATTTGCACTCGTTCTGACAGTTTTTCTTAATACAGGCGAACCAGTCGATCTTGTTATTGGTATACATGACTCAATGAAAGAATGCATGGCTGCCGCAGCGGAACAGAAAATTCCCGGCAACTGTTATCCGGTTGATAAAGTTATTCGCATGGACAATAACGAAATCCCGGCAGGACTTAAAACAGCACCGTAATTAATATCCGGTTTCATTTTTATATGTCAGCAATGGCAGGGATTTGTTCACCCTTAAATCTGTAATGAGGTTAAAACAAAATGAGTAAAGTCTTTATTTGCGCCGCCATTCCGGACGAACAGGCAATAAAGGAAGAAGGTGCAGTCGCTGTAGCCACTGCCATTGAAGCCGGCGACGAACGCCGCGCCCGTGCCAAATTTACCTGGCAATTCCTGGAGCAATATCCGGCTGCTCAGGACTGCGCTTATAAATTTCTTGTTTGCGAGGATAAACCCGGCATGCCCCGCCCTGCCATCAACTCCTGGGATACCGAATATATGCTGGAAAACCGCTGGGATGAAGAGTCAGCCTCTTTTGTCCCGATCGAACCAGAAACCGATCCGATGAACGTCAATTTTGACAAGCTGTCCCTTGAAGTACAGAACGCGGTCCTGGTTAAGTTCGGTACATGTGAAAACATCACCGTTGATATGGTGATTAGTGCACAGGAATTGTTGCAGGAGGACATGGCAACATTCGACGGGCATATCGTTGAGGCATTGATGAAAATGCCTGAAGTTAACGTCATGTATTCAGAACTAAAGCTGTTCGCCATCGGATGGGTTAAACATAAATGTAAGCCGGGTGCAAAATGGCCTGAGATCCAGACAGAATTACGCACCTGGAAAAAACGTCGCGAAGCCGAACGCAAAGAAACCGGGAAATACACGTCTGTTGTTGATCTTGCCCGCGCCAGAGTCAACCGGCAGCACACTGAAAACTCAGCAGGAAAAATCAACCCCGCCACTGCCGCCATTCGTCGCGAATACAAGCAGACATGGAAAACGCTGGATGAAGAACTGGCCTACGCTCTGTGGCCTGGCGATATTAATGCCGGAAACATTGACGGCAGCATCCATCGCTGGGCAAAAAATGAAGTTATCGACAAAGATCGCGAAGACTGGAAGCGCATTTCCGCATCAATGCGCAAACAACCCGATGCCGTCCGCTACGACCGTCAGACTATTTTTGGCCTTGTCCGTGAGCGTCCGATCGACATTCACAAAGATCCCGTGGCACTGAACAAATACATCACTGAATACCTGGCGACAAAGGGCGTGTTTGAGGATGAAGAAACAGACCAGAACACTGCTGATATTCTCCAGCCGTCAGCAGCACAAACTGATGCAGTGGAAACTGAAGTATCTGATACCCAAAAAAATGAAAGCACGCTGGAAACTGAACCATCTGTAGAGCGTGAGGGGCCGTTCTACTTCCTTTTCACCGATAAGGATGGCGAAAAATATGGTCGTGCAAACAAACTTTCTGGTCTGAATAAGGCGCTGGCTGCAGGGGCTACTGAAATCACGAAAGAAGAATATTTTGCCCGCAAAAACGGCACATACTCAGGTTCACAACAAAATACTGGTGCATCTGACACGATCGCACAACCAGAGCCGGTAAAAGTTACCGCTGACGAAGTAAACAAAATTATGCAGGCAGCCAATATCAGCCAGCCTGACGCCAATAAGTTGCTTGCTGTATCACGTGGTGAATTTGTTGCAGGGATTAGCGACCCGAATGATCCGAAATGGGTGAAGGGGATTGAAACCCGCGATTCAGTGAATCAGAACCAGCAAGAAACGGAACAGAACGACCAGAAAGCGGAACAAAACAGCCCAAATGCGCAACAGGAGCCGGAAAAAGCCTGCACCGCCTGCGGTCAGACCAGCGGCGGCAACTGCCCTGATTGTGGTGCGGTGATGGGCGACGCAACGTATCAGGAAACCTTTAATGAAGAAAATCTGGATGAATCTCAGGAAAAAGATCCGGAGGAAATGGAAGGCGCTGAACATCCACACAAGGAGAATGCTGGCAGCTATCAGGACCACGCCAGCGATAGCGAAACTGGCGAGACGGCAGATCCCTTAATTGCGGTGAACGGTCATCACGTTATCACATCCACCAGCAGAGTGTGGTACCACCTGATGATCGACCTTGAAACGATGGGTAAAAAAAGTAATGCCCCCATCGTGGTTATTGGTGCTGTGTTCTTCGATCCGCAGACCGGGGAAATCGGGCCAACATTTTATATCGTTATCAGCCTGGTTGACGCTATGGACACGGGTGCTGTTCCTGATGGTTCCACCATCGAATGGTGGCTTGCTCAGTCCAGCGAAGCCAGATCTGCAATTTTAGTTGATCAGGTAAAACTGGTTGACGCTCTTATTCAATTTCGGGAATTCATCAATGAGTACTCGGATGAAAAATTCGTTCAGGTATGGGGCAATGGTGCAACTTTCGACAACACTATTTTACGAACCTCGTACGAACGCCTGAATATCCCCTGCCCGTGGCGTTACTACAACGATCGCGATGTACGTACAATCGTTGAACTGGGAAAAACTATCGGCTTCGATGCCAGAACAGTTATTCCATTTGAAGGCGTGCGCCACCATGCGCTGGATGATGCCCGTCACCAGGCGAAATACGTTACAGCCACGATACAAAAACTGATCCCGAATCAGGCTGATTTTTAATGTTCAACCGTCGCCAGTTGTAGTTGGTATTCTGCAACTGGCGCGTTCCGGAGTGATAACCATGAGCGAACAGTACCTGATAACGCTCGATGAGTGGAAACCCAAACGGTTCAGTCTCCCAATAACAAACACTACCCTGGTGAAATACGGAAAACTTGGATACATCGTACCAAGACCACAAAAAATTCGTGGACGTTGGCTGATAGATCGCCGGGCAGTATTTGTTGGACCTGGTGAAACGGGAATTGCGCCGGAAATTCATACTGGCGATGATGATGCACTGAAGGAGATTTTAACTCATGTCACCGAGGCCACGAAAAAACAGCACTGACGTAGCCGGTCTTTACGAAAAGTTTGATCGCAGAACTGGCAGAGTTTACTACCAGTATAAAAACCCTGTGACTGGAAAATTTCACGGACTCGGAACAGACAAAGGCAAAGCTGAAAGAATCGCTTCCACAGCCAATCAGCGAATAGCTGCAGCAGAAGCCGAATATTTCATGCGCAAAATTGATGAAAGTCCATCAGCAACAAAACGTCGGGGTATCAGATTAAAGGCATGGGTTGATCGATATCTGAAAATACAGGACACGCGACTGAAAAATGGAGATATTGCAGCTACAACTCACAAAGAAAAAACTCGAATGGCTGCATACCTGGTTTCCCGTCTGGGAAACCACCCATTGAAAGAACTGGAAGTAAGAGACTTTGCATTAATACTGGATGAGTGGCTGGATAAAGACATGGTCAGCACAGCGAGAGTAAATCGTGGATTATGGGTTGATATTTATAAAGAAGCACAGCATGCAGGGGAAGTTCCTCCTGGATGGAATCCTCCGGAGGCTACCCGTAAACCGATCCCTAAAGTAACCAGAGCCAGACTCACCCTGGAAGACTGGCAAAAAATTTACAACGCAACGCCTGAAAAACACTTTATCCGTAACGCAATGCTTCTTGCGATTGTTACTGGTCAGCGCCGTGATGACATTTGCCATATGCGTTTTTCAGATGTGTGGAACGAACACCTGCATATTACCCAGGGAAAAACTGGAATGCGTCTGGCGTTACCGCTGACGCTACGCTGTGATGCCATTGGGATATCGCTAAAAGAAGTGATTGATGGATGCAGGGACAGAATATTGAGTCCATACCTGATTCATAGTCGGCACCAAAAACAACCAAAACCAATGAGTAAAGACAACCTGAGCGATTACTTTGCCAAAGCGCGGGAGCTGGCTGGAATAATTCCACCAGCAGGAAAAACTCCGCCAACATTTCATGAACAACGTTCTCTATCAGAACGGCTGTACCGTGCACAGGGTATCGATACAAAAACATTACTGGGACATAAAGTCCAGGCAACCACCGATCGTTATAACGATACTCGTGGTCAGGAATGGGTTAAATTGGTTGTTTGACGAAATAAATACAGCTGAAAAATGTTGATATTACTTTGCTAGTGTAAAAACCCCGGCATCAACCGGGGTTCGGAGACTAATCTTGATCAGGTTCCTGCTTAGAATAATGTTTTCCAACAATAAATGCCGTAACCAATGCAACAAGATCTATTGAAACGAGAGTTCCGGCAAGAACTGTCTCCCCCATGACGCCAAAGACAGTGGCAGCTAAGATGATCAATATTGCCAACCAAAAAGCCTTTGTTTGACCATCTCTGGCAATATCAATGCTATCAGCCACTGTTTTATGGCGATGAGCCTGCTCTTTTTCGGTCAACTCAACAAGTCGATTTGCAAGCCCTGGCACCAGTTGATCATACTTTTTAAGCATTGAAGGTGGCGGAACAGGCCCCTGAAAATGCTGGCAAACAATAGCCCGCACCTGCGGACTATCCAAAACCCTGTTTAAGACCTCTGGATTTTCGATTACTCGAGAAACCAGTTCATTATCCTTTTGTTCTTCACAAGTGAGTTTGGTGTTCTCACTTTCTTTTTGATCTGGCAT